GCGCTTGTGCTGTATGGCCCAGCGGCGAAGTTGCCGGCCGTTGTAATGCCATAGAGCCTCATCCTTCACGTTTATAGCCGTGAGCAAATTCTGTGGCGTGATGCGCACGCGTAACACACCCTGAGCCTCCTGCGGGACCGCGGGACGGGGTAGCCACGCTACCAGCTTCACCATCAGATTCTTGCCGCGCTGGTAGACCGCCGCCTCGGCGCGGACCGCTTCCCCGCGGGCGATCTGGCGGAACTGCTGGTATTGGCGATGGAGCTGGGGGTTGTTTTTAAGCCGCAGCTCGATGCGGCCGGTGCCTACCGGCAGGCTCACGATGGGATGATCCTCCTCCATCCGGGCGTGCCAGACCGCCCCGGGAATCGGCAGGGGCGTGGGGTAGCGGTAGTTCGGCAATGCACTGCGCGAAGTCCAGATGACCTCGTAGCGCACCGCGCGGTATTTGCGCTGGCAGGTTTGCTCGAGGGCCGCGACTGTGGTTGGCGGCAGGTGCGGGAACTCAGTGCGCAACTCCGGATACAGATAGACACGCGGCATGGGCGGCATCTTCTCGTCGCTGTCTTTGCGCCGGACGTCGCGTGCATAGCATTCGGTCATGATGCGGTTGGCTGCAGCGGTGGTCTGCCGCCACAGCAATTTCAACTGCGCGCGGAGTTCTTCCCATGTGCCCTCGAGCGGCGCCGCAACCGGGATGGTGATGGCGCGCAGCAGGTAACGCTTATGCCAGCAGGTGCTGCAGAAATACTCGTCCTGGTGATGTTTCCAGCCGGCGGGTGTGCGCGGCTGATTCTTTGGTGTCAGCTTGACGGCGCGTTCGGTATTGCATCCGGCACAAGTAATCACTGGTGGCGGGGTAACGGCGGTAGTGCCCATTTGTCATCCTCTTCCGCGTCGAGATCACAGTCATGCAGGCAGTCGTCTGGATCGTCCCACCACGTATCCTCCAGATCGCAATAGCACGCTTGACCGCAGGTTGGACATTCATGCGCCATGATACTCACTGGGTGCTGAATTTCTTGAGTGCGTCGCTATAGCGGAGTTGTGGCATCAGTTACTCCTTCGGCAGCACCGCTATCGGCACCACCATCCCGGACGGATCCGTGCCGATGCGGAAGAACCGCTGGTTGACGTCAGGCTCGTCCAGGAATTCGATTTCGATCATGTGTTTGGCGGGGAGACGATTCTTGTGGCCGCTCACTAGCGCCGGGATCACCCGGTCGAGCTCGCCCGCAGCGAAACTCGCGGGTTCGGCGAACACCAGCCGGCCGCCGGCGAAACCGCGGATCATCAGGTTCGTCATGGGATGTCCTGAGTCGCGCCGCAACGATTGCATGGTTGTAGTGCGTCGTTAGCAATTTTCCGTATCACACAGCCCTCAGGCACTGGCTGATGAAGCGCGCATTCGTCGCACAGGGCGAACGGTTCGCCGTCCTTAGATTGTTCCCAGTTGTAGAAGCGGTAGAGGCGAATGATCGGCACTATTTTCATCCCCGTTCGATCCCTACCGGGTGCGGCCCCGTCCTGGGCACGGCCCGCTCCACTACATCGGCCAGATGCAGTGTGCTCCGTAAGGGCCGTGCTCAGACGATTTGCTCTGGCTATTCTCCGCGCCCTCCTTTCATAAACTGGTTTCATCAATCTTCTCCCTTTTCACGAGGTGCCGCGCATACCTTTCCAGCAATTCCCGCGCTTCGGCTTCGGTGGGCATGCTGCCTTTACATTCCCCACGTAGCCACATCGACCAACCCGAATCGCTCCGGCGCCCCCTTGTCACCGCGCCGAGATAGCGATACCCGTAGTACAAATTGCCGTATTGATTCCATGTGAGTCCGGATGGCTCAGTGATCCTTCGCCTCGTCGGTACAGGCCACGCATTCGGATGGTCAGCCATCAGGCGGTTCACTAAATCAAGCCAATCCATTTTTATTCTTCCGCTTCGGGATGCAATCTCATATCGTGCTCCCAAACGGGCTGCGAGTCCAACTCTGAGTAAGCCGCACGTCCGTCTATATAGTTCTTTGGCCCATCCGGTTTGCAGAAGAACTTCAATTGCTCCGTCACGTGTTCCTTATGCTTGCGGAAGCATCGATCGCAGACAATAGCCGTCGCCCCTTCCAAAGCCAGTCCACATTGCACACAGCCCCAACCCTGACCATAGGGTGACCGTTTTGGGAGCATCAAAATATTCCGAACGGTGGAGTCTTGCCGCTCGCAAATGCAACAGGGGCCGTAATCGACTTCATGGCTCATCAGCATGATCCGTTTTTACCGCAACTCTTCCAATACTGCCTTGCAGATCCGCCAACGGCCGCCGCGCCGGCCGGCACCCACGTCCCTGGCCTTCAGTTCGCCGGTCTCGATCATGTGGACTAGTATTGCCCTCGGAAGCCCGCTGTAGTCCACTGCCTCGTTCAGCGTGAGCCATAGACTGAGACCTGTCTCAGAGGTGAGAGTAAAATAGCGGGACGTCTCAGTCAGCGCCTCACGAGCCTTTACTGCGGCTGCCAAGGCATCGAGTATCTGATCTGCTGAGGAGGGCCGTACCGATAGAGTTTGACTGGGGGGATTGTTCGCTGTCACGGAGAACGGCGAGAGCCCCGGGATGACGAAGGTTTCCGTCGTCAGGTTGCGATCCTTTGCGATCCGTTCCACATCGTCAGGATGGCATACCACGATCGGCGTGCCTCCCGTGGGACGCTTCCACTTCCTGACTTGGATCTTCTTCTCCTGTGCCCAGCGCTCTATCTGCTTGGTATGGACGCCTATAGTCCTGGCTGCGTCTTGCTTCGTAATCCACGTAGAATAATCGACTTGCGCCACCTTTTAGACCTCTCAGACAAGTCTAATTGATGTCTCAGTGTTGACGCTATTTATATCGGTACTGCTCATTTTCCGCCTTGATTTGTGGCGAGCTAGTGACAGAACTTTGCCACATTGTAGGCAAGTTTCCGGCCCCCCTTTGTGTGTGCGATTTGTGTGCGATAAAACCCCGCCCCGCCGCCGCCCGCCGCGCGCGTGGAGCGAATAAATTTTCACTCAACTTCCGACTTTTTGAGCGCAACATTACTAACGAGTCAGACGGCAGCAATATACTCAAGTTCATGGGGAAAACGCAGAAAAAAATGCCGCGAGCGCAACATAATATCTATTCTGTTGCTCTCCGAAAAACCTCAAAAAAGCCAATAAAACGGCGTGTGCGCAACCTCCCGCCCTACCTCACAGTGCCCGAAAAAGACCGGTTTTTCCGCGTCTGCACCGATGTCCGCGATCGGGCGATCTTCAAGCTGCTGTACTTTTGCGGCCTGCGGGCCAGCGAGATCGGCAAACTGCAGATGTCCGATTACCGGCAGGGATCTTCCCTCAACCTAGACCGGTTGATGATCCGCCGGCTGAAAGGATCGGTCTCCGGAGAGACAGCCCTGGTTCCCGCGGCTGCTCAGGCCCTCAGAGCCTGGGTCAGAAAACGTGGCATTCAACCAGGCTGCTTGTTTCCCTCACGGCAGAAAGGGCCGATCTCCCGATCGCGCATTTTCCGGCTGATGCAACGTTACTGCAAACTCGCCAACATTCCGCCCGAGAAAGCTCACCCCCACACCTGGAAGCATACGACCTGCGTGCATCTGCTGGTCGATAAGAAAGAAGGGTTGCTCGATATTCAAAAACATGTCGGTCACGCGTCCGTTGCAAGCACCATGAAATATTTGTCGCTTACAAGCGAATTCGACGAATCGAGGATCCGCCGATTGAGTGAATGGAAATAAAACTGACAATTCTAAACATCGAACTCTTGACATGTTTTGGTGTGTTTTTATATTCTGCACCCCTGTGAGCATCCAAGCAGTTTGCAGTCTGGAAAGCCTCAGCCCTCTTTCTTTCTCTAAACATTACGTCGTTCCCAAACTCCAGAAAGAAAGCCCCGCTGATTACGAGACACGTACCTGGAAGGAGAGAATGCACGTTGACGATAACGGCTTCATCTTCATCCCTCCAATGGCCTTCAAACTTTGTGTCGCGGACGCTGCGCGTTACTTGGGAACCAAGATCCCAGGCAGGCGCAATGCGACCTACACCAAACACTTTGAATCGGGAGTGTTGGTGCTCGATGCATTACCACTCGGCATCAAAAAAGAGGACGTCAAGGGCGAATGGCTGTTCGTACCAAGTGATGGTAAGCGGGGTGGCGGATCGAGGGTCGACAAATGCTTTCCGTTGATTCCGAAATGGTCTGGTGAAGTGACCTTCCATATCCTGGATCAGACGATTACCAAAGATATCTTTGAATTGACATTGAGGGAATCCGGCAACTTCATCGGTATCGGTCGATTCCGACCGCGGAACAATGGATTTTATGGACGATTCCTTCTTAAGAAATTGGATTGGATTGTTTCATAAAAAAGCTCGACAGGGCCCGGTCTGGTGGGGCAGGGAATGGCAGGTTGAGGTAAGACAATGTCCGGCCGGGCAAGGTAAGGCAAGGATTATTTGTTCGATCGATCTCGGGTCAGGCTGGGCTTGGTAGGGCAGGGCTCGGCTGGGTCGGGTTGGGCGTGGCTTCGTCTGGTTGGGCTAGTCGTCGCACGGTTCGGCATGGCAGGGCGAGGCATGGCAAGGAATTTTGATTTTCACGGTGCGGTCTAGTATGGCAGTGCGCGGCAGGACTACGTGGGGCAACGTCAGGTTCGGCTGGGTATGGCAAGGATCTTGATTTTCTACGGTGCGGTGCGGCTCGGCAGCGCATAGCATGTTGGGGCTGGGTCAGGCACGGCCCGGTCAGGTTGGATGAGGCGAGGAAAAGATTTTGGTCCGGCTGGGTTCGGCATGTTGCGGCCAGATTTGGTCAGACCAGGCAGGACTAGGTTCGGTGAGGCAAGGGAATTGATTCCTAGGCTCGGCCCGGTTTGGCATGGCCAGGTAGAGCACGGCTGGGCAACGCCGGGTGCGGCAGGATAAGGCAAGGATTATTTTTGATTTTCATGACTCGGCAAGGCGGCGCGGGGTTGGGTTCGGCAGCGCCGGGTAGGGTCGGGTTAGGTAAGGCGAGGCGAGGGCATTTTTCAGGGCGTGGTCCGGCTCGATCGGGTTGGGCAGCGCTGGGCATGGTCCGGCTTGTCAAGATCGGGCAAGGTTTGGTAAGGCAAGGGTTTTAATTTAGGGCTTGGTGGGGCTCGGTGCAGTTCGGCGTGACTGGGCGGGGCTTGGTATCGCAAGGTAAGGCAAGGAATTCTCTACGAGGTTCCTTCCTATGATTGGTGCAGTATCCCGCTTTCCAGAATGGAAAGCTCTTTATGATGCAATTCTGCCGCTAATTCAAGGCGGCCAAACAGCTTTTGGTTACGAGGAACTCGACGCATTATCCGGGCTCGATATCCGTAGTGATCGAGGCCGCGGCCAGTTCTACCGCTTCCGCCGCGAGCTGCTCAAGGTTCATCAGCTCTGGATGGAAAACATTCCGGGATCCGGCTACATCATTATTGATGCCAAGGATCAGCCGCATGCTGCGTTTAAACGGGTCAGATCGGCGCGTCGCAAAGTCAACATGGCGCGCGCCATCAATAGCAATGTCCGGATCGAGGACCTCACACCGGAACAACGTCTCCTCCAGGCCGCTACCTCCGCGGTCCTGCATGAGCTGTCCAAGACCTTCCACTCCGTTGGCCATAAGTTCCACCTGGCAAGCAAAGAAGCCCTGAAGCTTCCAGTCGATTTGCCGAAACTCATAGAGTCAATCGCCAACAATAAGGAGCCAGAGAAACCCGCAAGGAAAGATGCCATCATAGTCCGCAAGGAGGGGCCAACGTGAGCCCGGAGAAGCACCAGGACACTGGCAGCATGCTGGATGAAGCCATATACAGGTTCCGCCAGGATGAGCAGTTGTTCCCCTCTCATATCGTGCTGATCCGGGTCCACTTAAGGAATTGGATCGATGCGCCGGCCCTGGACCGGAGCATCGAACGGACGATGCTGGATGCATTGCGGAGGGACGTGCGGAGGATCGAGGATAAGGAAGGGATTTCTCTGTGGTTGTCGCGGGCCGAGGAGTTTGGTCTCGACCCGCTCTGAAGCTTATTTCTGGAAACGTACACTCGCCATATCCGCGGTATCTTCCACGTTCATGACCGTGAGAACCTCGGCCGCGGCGTCCGGCGGATCCTCCCGCGCCAGAATCCCCTCCGCGATCTCTAGTGCCTCCTGCGCGCCATCTGCCTCTATGGCCTCTCCACCCTCGTACAGGCCGGTCTTGATGCCTCCGGCCCATGCCACTACTGCCTTATAAATTGCCATCTTCCCCCCTCTTAGCCTTGAACCAGAGCCGATTTAGCCGTTGTACCAAATCCGCGAACGGGACATTACGACAGACTTCGAAATCCACTTTTCCGTCCCGATGGTAGGCGCCAGGCCCCAGCCTATGGCAGTCGCTGCATAAAGGAACGCAACTGTAGTCTGAAGGCTTTTGCGACATGCCCCCATCGGAGCCCGTGTGTGCCGCCTCTCCCGCCGGCTCCAGGCCACAACCAGCGCACGGAAGGGTGCGGATCCAGGCCCGATACTTCCAATCCCGTGCCGGAGGCTTGCCGAGTGCCGAGTAGGCCTTCTTTGGGGCTTTGCGTGGGAGATCCACAGCGTGGACCTCCTTCATCAGCCAGCGCTTGAGTTGATGATTATTCACTTTTGACCCTGGCGTCGAAGCCCTGGCCTTCTGTCGGATCCAGCCAGACGTCCCACCGGTTGCCGGGACGCAGCGATCGCTTGCAGATGAAGAAGCTTTGCCCAGGCTGGATATCCATTACCGAAATCGTGTCCGCGACCGTTGGCGGCACGAACATCACCCGGCCGTCCATGAGGCTGTACATCACGCTGCCGTTTGACACCTGCTTGCCCGTGCGGTACTTGATTGCTACCTGCTGGGGAACGTTCAATGGGAACCTCACCGCTTTGGCCATCTGCTAGCGCTTTCCCCTGCGTTCGTACTCGGCCTTCAGCTCGTCCAACAAACCGGCATCCAGCGCAAACAGAAACGGGAAACGGGCCAATTCGTTAGAGGAAAGCCGGGTAAAGAACTCAGCTTTCCAGCGATCCAGTCCGCATCGGGCATGCGCGTAATGCCGTGGTCCGTAGCGGAGAACGACGCCATTGCCGTTGTTCTCCTTCCAGCCGCCACACAGCCGGCAGGTATTCATGCGAGCACCACCTGTTTCAAGCTCATGAATTCCATTATGCTTTCGAAAGCATCACATGTCAATGCTTTCGAAAGCATGATACTATCGAAAGCACGACTGGTGCTTTCGTAAGCTATGATGTAGGTGAAATGGCGAAGAAGAAGAACCCAGTGGCCCAGGCTTTAACGGCAATGCGGAATAAGAAGCTGAGTGCCGCCAAGCGCAAAGAAATAGCTAAAAAAGCGGCCGCCGCCCGTTGGGGGAAGAAAGAGAAATGACTATAGAGGAACGATTCGAGCGCATGGAGCGAACGCACGCTGAGCACGTCGAACTGGCACGGCAGGACCGGGCCGCGCACATCGCATGGAAACGTGAGATGGAGAGCCAGGTCAAGGCAACGTGGGTTGCAATCGAGCGCGATGCCGAAGAGAACCGCAAGGGATTTGCCGAAAGCCGGAAGCAGTTCGATGAAGGTATGGCCGAGATGCGGAAAGAGATGGCCGCACGGGATCAGATCATGGATAAACGCATCGCTGATCTGGTCACAGCCATTGGACGGCTGATTCAACGCATGGACGAAAGATGACCCGCCTAACGAGGAATCAGTATGAACAATTCAAATTTGATCGAGGCTCCATTCGAAATGGCAAATTTGTTCCCGAAGCATACCGGCCTTCCGTTTGTGGTCTGGATTTCCGTGCGTGCTGCCGACGGTCATGGCATATATGTCAGCGTGTCGCCCAGGGGCATGGCCATACCAATGGAGATGACCACGGTCGCGATCTGGCCAGAGGTTCACCTCATCGACGAAGAAGACAAAATGGATGCGCGCGCGTTCGCTCTGCTGAAACACTGGATCGAGTTAAATCGCGTTATTCTCGTCTCCTACTGGAAAGGCGAGATCGATACGCAGGATGCATTGGAAGCACTGACTAAGGTGTAGTAAATGAACAAGCATCAACGCGAGGGACTCGCTGCTGTGTGGGGCTTCTACCGCATAATCCTCCTTGCTATGGCCGCTCTCGCCGTAATAGCCGGCATCGGCTTCCTGGTCTATCGGATCTCTGGTTCACCCATGTGGGCTGCCATCATCGCGATATGCATTATGATTGGTGGAATTTACGGCTATATTACGGTAGATACCTACCGCACCGCAGTCCGGAGATCACGGAGTGAGGAACTCTCCGAAATTGAGAGGCAGGCCAGAAAGCTACAGTTCGAGCAGGAAACAGAGAGGGAATTAGCTAGACTCGAACGGACGAAAAAGATGCTTGGTAAGAAGGACGAATGAGCAACAAGGAAAATGACCGATACCAATGGATGCGCGAAACCGCAGAGCATTTGCGGGCTGGCGAACTCGGGGACATCGACCCAGTTGCCGTTGCCGACTGGTTTGACGAAGTGAGCAACTCTGACCGAAGGGAACTGATCAGCCGCTTGCGCTGCATCATTGAGCATCGCCTGAAGCTCGATTACGTGCAGGGCGGGGAGTGGGAGCGAAACCGGCGCGGGTGGCAGTTGACCGTGGGAGAACAGAGATCGCAGATCGATATCCTGCTGGAGGAGAGTCCCACTTTACGGAATCGCCTCACCCCGGAAGTGCTGGATAAGGCTTATCACGCTGTCGCGTGCAACGTGGCAGACGCCTATGGCGTTACACTCCCCGGCGAGTGCCTGTACAGCTATGATGAATTGCTGTTGGGGTAAATGACCAATGAGAGAGCGTGTCGTCTGCGGGATGTTATGGCTGATGATTGCTGGGGGTTACGCAATCTGGGGGTTTCTGGCTCTAGCCGGGGCCAGAGATATCGCGCAGTTCCTGATCAGACCGTAAACCGTACTATTTGCGGGCGTTATCGGCTTGCTGGCGGTTTCTCCGGGCGTCCGGTGCGGGTGGAGAAACGCAATGTTGCCAGAGGAAGGAAGGCTAAACCGGTAGCAGCAGTGCAAACCAAGATGTGGGAATGACTAACGGCGGAGAGAAAAAAGACGATGGCATCCATTTACGTATATAGCAACGAGACCGGCGAGCAGGTGGGGCACTATACTGCGGACACATTTGCAGAGTGTCTAGCTTGGGCTGAGGCCAATTGGTGCAGTAACGATTTCCATTATTCAGAGGTCGATATGCCGCGGTCGAACGCAGTTTAAAGACCTTTATTTGCGTTTGATATAAGCGACTACTTTGGGTTTTACAATGACCGCTTCGCCCGGGTCCATCGTCATCACATCGCGGCTTGCGGGATCACCAACAAGTACGGCGATATAATCCGTCCCGCCATATTTGCTGACTTTTCCCAATGCGAACTTGATCTTTTCGGGCTCCGGATAATCATAAATCCGATCACCAATAAGATCGATCGCACTGGTGCCGGGAAGCCGCTCATTGTAGCCCTCTAGTGTGCTGCGTCTTGGAATCTTGTTGAGTTCTTCACTCCAAATTCCGCGCAATCCTACCGAAATCCCGTGTTTATCTGTGAGCAGATTGCCGATATCTTCCCAAAGACTGGACGGCTCATTCATGTACTGCTCAACGGTCTTTGGGAGTACAGGAAAGCGTGTTGGAGCCTTCACACTACCCTCTTCCTCCTCATAGATCCTCTTGAGACCCTCTTTGATCCTTGACCCTATTCCGCCCCCTCCTGCTGGAGATGGCATCACCTTTGCCTGCGTGGCGATCTCGGCGGGTAGCTCCACGTTTTGATGGAACCCCTGAGCAATGGACTGGTCAGGCCAACCCGGTTCGACCAGCGGATGATCGGTGGGAATATCGACATAGTGGACTACGCCACCCGCTTTGTTGGCGTAGCCTTGGGCATATCTGAGATCGCTGGTAAACCAGCGGGGGCCGTCAATCGGCGCTTCTACACCTCCGTGATACATGCGGGTGTAGCCACGGGCAAGAGGAGGTGCAGAAGAAGGCCCTCCTCCGGTGGGAGGGCCTTCTTCAAAAGGGGATTTCGGTGGTTCCTCTGGCGGCTTTCGGGTGAATTGCAGCATCTCCTTCCCGATGCGTTGCCAGAGCGATTCCATGAGAGGAGAGCCTTGCTTGATGCCATTCATGCGGAGGAGCAGATCTCGGCCCTTGACCGTGGTAAGGAGCCCTCGTGCCGCTGCAATGACTGCCAGACCGGTTCCCGCCATGAATGGATGCTTTATGGCCGCTGGGATTGCCGATGCAGCCCCACCCGCCACCAGATACGGAATCACCCGCTGTCCGGTGGGCGGATTCTCCGCGTATTGACCTGCTCTGGTGACGTGCCCCATCAGGTTCTTGAATCCCTGAATCTCCGCTTTGTCCTTTGCGGTGAAGAACACCCCGTAAGCATCATCGAGCTTGTCCACGGCAGTGAAGAACTTCTGGGGGCTAAAGATGCCGCTCTGCGGGTTGATGGAGTCGTCTACCGCTTTCGCCACCATGTTGTACCGCACCGCGGCCTTGCCTCGATCATCCAGTGCGGAGTAGAAGTTCTGAGCACGGTCTTTCTTGCCGGCCTTGATGAACTGCTGGAAGATCTGGTCTGGCTCGTTGCTGGTTGCGGCCGCGGCCAGCATCCCGTTCTTATAAGGCACTCGGGCCGATTTGTAGTATTCGTCCGCGATCTTTCCGGCTTCGACAATCTCCGGAACGCCGCTGTTTTGGGCGTAGTTCCGCATGTCGTCTTCCAGTGCGTTATTGACCCGCTCGAGGTATCCGACCCCCTTCTCTCCGATTAAGGCGTTGTTGCCCTGGTAGTATTCGCGGATGCGCTCGCCCAGATCGGAATGGAGTTGCCGGATCAGTGCGTAGGTATTGTTCGGGCTTACCGGCTTCCCTTCCGCATCCAGTAACGGATTCCCTTCTGAATCCAGCTTGGGAGAGATACTGTCTTTGACTTCCTGGAGAAGCCGGATGACCTCCTTGTTCGGGAGTTTCGCGGGACGCAGTTGCTGGAGGGAAGAGCCTATGGCCTTACCTGTGGTGTTCAGCGGCACGTCCCCCAGGTTGTGCTTTTCGGCTAAATCCTGGACCTTGTCGTAGAGTTCGGTCGCCTTTTGCCGGGTAGTCCAGTCCCCCAGACCGATGGATGCCTGGATGACCCGGTCAGGATCGTTCCCGGCCTGGGTCATTTTCTCCAGGACATTGCGAGCCCGCTCATCACCCTTCTCGGCCGCGGCTCGGAGGTCGTCAAGCGCAGACGGTTCGGCATTAATGAGAGCGTCCTCGTATTGCGATCTGACGTTGCCGGCGGCGGCCTTGGCTTCGATCTGCTGCTTCTCGCGGAAGCCTTCCATTCCTATTCCGGGGATCTTCTCCGCACTGACCTCGATGTTTTTGAGCGTTGGTTTCTGGCTGATATCGCCGGCACTCAGACGGACCCCGTACTTCCTGCCTTGCTCTTTTACCTCCTGAGCCGCTGCGTAAGCTTGCGATCCCGGCGGAACATAGGCTGATCCACCCGGCTGGCGGCCCTCGACTTCTTGCAGACGCTGCATCAGTGCGTCCGCTTGCGCCTTGGCGGCGGCGCGATCCATCGGGGTGGCTTGCGGGTCCTGCGCCCTGCGTACGGCTTCCTGTAGCCGCATCTGGATCTCGTTCCCTTCGCGAAGATAGGGAAGGTTGGCGAGCCCACGCAGTTTGGCGTGCGCCCAACCGGCACCAAACAATCCGATGAGATCGCTCCCCAGAGCCGAGTATTCCTTGGGCACTCCCAGCGCATTCAACGTGGTTTCAGTGCCGTGGGTGAGGCCCATGCCGGTGCCTAGCGTTATCGCGGTAGCGAGCGGGGCTCCAGCGAAGGCGCCCGGGAGAAGAGGGGTTGCCGCCTCGAGCCCGCCGCGGATCATCTCGGAACCGCCGCCGGCCACCTCGCGCAACCATGGCTCGAACCCGCGCGATGTTGGGGCGTGCTGGATCCGCTCGACGCCCCCTATCATCCCCACCGTCCCGGTAAACGGTGCGTCAAGCAGAGGAACTGTGCCTATGGCTGGAGTCTGGATATACTCGCCCGTTCTTGGATCGATGTTGCGTGCAATATGCTCCGGCTCGCCACCCAGGCCCGCCGGAAGCGGCGGTTTTGCCGGTGCCGGAGGAATCCCGAATACCGGCTTGCCCTGTGGGTCAGGGCCCTGAAACACCGGCTCTGCCGGCCGCGGGTAGACGTCGATTGAATAAACCGGCATTCCGTCCCGGTAACCGATGGGCTCCAGCGTGCCCCCCTCGACCGGCTTACCTCCGAATTGCGAACTGCCGCCGGATGGCGCGCTCACGAGAATGCCACCGAATTGTGAAGCCATTTAAGGTTTCCTGTAGGTATTGCCGTTCTGCTCTTTGTACAGAGTTCCGGACGGCAGCTTGTCGTACTGCTCTTTGGTTGTGATCAGAGGCAGGGTTCCGCCGGCCTGCTGTTGCCTTCCCAGTACCCGGTCCCGTTCCGCCAGGGCTTCCGGACGGAATAAATGGCCTTTCTGCTGGCCCTTGCCGGATGTACCTTGCTCGTATTGGTACTCCAGGCCCTTTCTCTGCTCGTCCGCCAGATGCATCAACGTCTTGATATTGCCCGACCGCTGTTTATACCCCAGGTTGCTGCTGTACGATAAAGCCTTTTCCTCGCGCTCCCCCTGACTTCCTCCGGTTGCTAAAAACGCTTTGGAAGCTTCATCTTTTACGAACTTTGCGATGCCGTCGTAAGTGGTTTGCAGGTCTCCACCTGCTGCCGTACCCAATGTGTTGGCTATCCGTTGCAGCAATGGAAGGTCTTTTTTCCCGAGTGCCTCGCTGGCATCCCAGAGCAAACCGCCGTGGCCCATCAGATTGCCAAAGGACCGGACCATCTGAGCTTCCTGATCCGTCGCAAACTTCTTCTCCGTGTCCTCCCACGTCTTGAATTTGGCGTCCAGTCCAGCCAGACTGAATGGTTGCCCCTGCGATGCCGCATACTGTCTGGCTCTCTCAACAACCTTGGGCCAATACGAAATCCTGCCCGTCTTAAACTCTGCGTACTGCGAGGGGGCGATATCGAGGTTGAAGAGATCCTTGCCCAACTGATCGAGTTCCTTGTCGCTGGGCAGTGACGAGAGTTGTGCCCGTCCCAACTGCTCCTGGATTCCCTTGTTGCTAACCAGCAGAGCCCGTATGGCCGGGTCCTGCGTCAATTCCGCATACTTGCTGAGGGCCTGGTTGAATTCCTCAGGGCTAAGAGGTTCTCCCGGCGCCTTCCTTAGGCCACGCGCATACTGCATCAGGAACTGATCCCACTTTTCGTTGCCCAATAAACCGAGTTCCAGTTGCCGCCGCTTGATGTCGAATTCCGGCTGCTTTTCGACTGCCACGCCGGTACGGATGAACCTAGCTGTGGATGCAGCGGTCCAAGGTCCCAATGGTAATTTGTAATTGGGATGGCCTTTTTGAATCTCTGCTATAGCGGCTGGTGTGGGGCCTCCGGTTTCGGGATCGATAGGCGCTGTCTCGATCTCCTTAATCACCTGCTGGCGCTCTCCCTCTAATACCTTCTGCCCCGCTTCTTTAGTCTGTGCTTTCTCCCGCTCTATCGTGGCCTGCTTTTCTTGTTCCGCAAGTATTTGCGAGTGGGTCGCCAGACCATTACTGTACGCAGTCAGATGTTCTGGATCACTGAATGCAGTGAACCGGGGGATCTTGGGATTGATGCCCAACTCTTTGGCTGTGACGTTGGCCGCATCCAGGTCCTGCTGGGTCTTCGCGCTCGCAATCAACCCGCGGTAGCGGTCGATATCCGTCGCGATATTCTTTCGCGTGAGTTCATCCAAGCCAGCCGCATCCTTGGCCAGGTTCATTTTGTGTTGCTGGAACGATACCAGATCATCCGGCAGCACCTTACCGCTTTGCACGGCATGCTTATATGTTTCGTCCGGATCTCCATTGCCCTTCACGAAGGCCTGGAGCAGCGCTTGCTGCGATTCTATCTTTTGCCGGTGTAGATCGAGTTGCGCCTGCGCAGTCTGGCGTTGCAGTGTCTGGTTGCGTAGCTGCCCTATTTCAGCGAGAGTTTGCAATGGATCGGTATATTGCGGCGGTTGGATATTGAATCCCTGAACTTGCGCTTGTGGTGGTGCGAATTCAATAGGCATTTGCTTATCTCCAAATGGAGCCCAGATTCTTTCCGATGTTGCCGAAATTCCAACCGCCGCCAGCACCGAAGCCCGCCATCAATGCCGTATTGCCCGCAGCCCCGATCCCGCTCAACATATTGTTCCATTGGGACGCTGCGCCCAGGTCTCCTTGCGCCAATGCCTGCTGTGCCCCTATCTGCGTATTCGCCAAATAGTTTGCGCCCGATAGGGTATTGGATGAAGCAAGGTTGCGGGCGTTGATATTCTGCCCTCCGGCCCACTGCGTTGTGCCCATGCCTGCGTTGCCGGCATACTCCGCTGCACTGGTCCCGAGAGTACCCGCATATTTCGCGGCATCCAGGCCTGCCTGTCCGCTCGTGGTAGCCGCCGTCTGGCCCATATTCGCCAGTGTGGAGAGGCGATTGAAGTCCTGGTTATAGAGTCCCGCCGCTCGCTCGAATGCCGTGCCGGCATAGTCCTGCGTGTAGCGGTTCAGGGATTTCATGGCGCCGCCGGATCCGGTAAGCCCTGCGGCCGCAGCGGCGCGATTGGCGGCCTGCTGGCCCTGCTGAAGCTGAAACTGATAGGCCGGACTGTATTGCGCCATCATCGATGCCGTGAATGGCTTGGCAGCACCAGGCAATTGCTCCGCGGCGCCCGCTCCCGCCTGCATGTAGGGCGAGAGCAGATTCGTCAGATTCTCCGCGGCTGATGTGGCTCCTGCGGCTCCCTGTTGCGCTGCCTGAGTGGCTCCGGTACCGGCGGCCTGTCCTGCCGCGACGACATCCTGACCGGCCTGTCCGGCCGTCGCCAGGATTTCTGGATTGACCTGGTTGACCGCATTGGTCACGGTCTGGCCGGCCTGACCGTAGCCCTTAGCAATCTTCTCGCCGGCATGATGGGCCGCTCGAGATCCTTGGATTCCGCCTATGACCGAAGTGACCAAACTCGGCATAACTTTAACCTCCTATGGCCCGCCCCAGCAGGACCAAGTCCCGCAGTACGCCGTCCTTCAGAAACGCTTTCTCCTGCCTGCCCACATAATGCATGCCGAGCCCATGCGTACCGTACACAATTGCTCGCTGGTTGTGCGCCGGAACCGCGGCCGTCAGACGCATGCAGTCGGTATTCTTGGCCAACCACGGCACCAGCTCGCGCGCCGATGCCCATCGCTCATGCGTCCTGGCCCACGGAAACATCACCACATGCACCTGCCAGCAGATCGCGTTTTCAGGAATTAATGAGAACATCCCTACGAAAGCAAATGTGCTGTTCACGGCCACATACCAGATATCCGGATGATCGTTCGGGGTGAACTCCTCCGGGTCCGGCGCGAAATCATCCCGGATCAAATCGTAGACGGACGGATGGGTCAAGCACTTGTATACACAGTCCAGATCTCTGATTCGATGGAAGGTCATTGCCCTGGCTGTACCGCCATCGGCGTCCCTGTCACGCGCTGCAATTCCTTCCCATTCTCAGCCAATGTCCACTTACCCTGCAGCTTTTGCTGCCTGCAGAAGAGTTTCAGCGCTCCGTTCATCTCGGAAGTGATCTGTCCGATTTGCTTGATCCCTTGGGCGAACATCTCGATCGCGACTTCATCCAGCGGGTAGAAGTTATCCGGCTGCTCCTTGTGGCTCTCTTGATTTGCGATGTTGTTTTCATCTTCCATATGGATTGCTCCGTTCAGATCAGTTTCTCCCTTCTTCTCCGCTATCAGTTACCTTAGTTTTTCTTCCAGGGTCCGCACACGCTGAGCCAGTTGCTCCACCACTCCAGCCGTAACGACTACTGGCACTCCATTGACCCGATACTCTCCGGTGATGTTGCAGTCGCCTACAATATCCATGGCATAAGCCGGAAATTCATTATTAATGCCTACTAAGCCGCTCTCTAGAACCGACAAGGGATGGATAGTATTATCCGCACTTGAGACTTTAAATAGACCGAATACCTGCATGAATTGGTAATTGTAAGTGTACCCATTCGCAATAGTCATTTGCCCAGCACCTGAGGCAATAGATACTCCTGTATCACCTCGCAGGAAGAGCGCAGCACCTAATGCATGCACATCCCCCCCACTAGGCGACCTGAACAACACGGCAGCTATATTATCGAGGGTGTGATTTGCTCCGTCGATGTCACTTAACCATGGTGTCTGTGACCCAGTGCTGATCGGTACCCCGTTCACTCGATACACGCCAGTTATGTTCACATCTCCCGCAACATCGAGCGGATAAGCTGCAGTTAGCCCGATTCCTAGACCAGTAACCGTGAGCCGCATGCGCTCCGTAAGGCTCGCACCTACGCCAAAAATCACATCCCGCGTGCTAAGTAGGAAAGTCATCCGCCGCAGATTGGTGCTAGGGATCAGCGAGCCTCCGAGCCCGAACTGCACCAGATCGTTCTGATCGTTTTGCAGCACCGTGCCCAGGGTGGCCAGCGGACTCGTATTAGTGGCCGCGATATCGAAACTGTTAACTATGCCGCTCTGGATCGTCAAAGCTCGGGTAGTGGCAGCCGTACCTACGCCAATATGACCCGCGTTGTTCAGATTGAACTCAGCCCCGTCGATATCCTGCAACCATGGCGTCTGATAAGTGCTTATTGGAGGCGGTCCCGCTACGCTAATGGTGCCGTCCGGTTGCACATTGACATTGGCACCGATCTTGACTCCACCCAGCACCGTGGCAGTCGCTGGAATAATTGGTCCTGGAGGGCCTTCCGGCCCTGTCGGTCCCTCAGGACCAGGAGGGCCCTGCGGACCAGCAGGTCCCGTCCCTGTTCCATTTCCGCCGCCGCCGCTTCCATTTGAGGTTGCGCCATCGAAAGGGATCCATTCGATGGTAAGAGTCGCAATTCCATCCGTGTCAGAACTCGAATCCGACGCAAGGATGCTGGGGATCAGGACGTCGAGATCTTCGAAGGTGATATGCGAGAGGTCCATCACCACGTCCGTGGCTGTCGCTGTACCTGCCGGGAACGTGAAGGTGAATAGCGGCGTCGTCTCATCGTTGCGGCTGATCGCGATCACCAAGTCTGCACTGATGGGCAAACGGAGCACGCCAATGGCGCGGACTGCCGGACCTGGTTGATAGATGGGAACAAACGGCGCGATCGCGGCCCCTGGCGTCACGTCGAACAGATCGAGCGTCCTGATATACGGACCCGATATGCCGACATTCTGGAGCTGCTCGAGTAGAAGCTGACCGGATCGTGTAACCGTGCCGTCCGCATTGACGATCCGCATCGTGCGCGGGACGACCGGTATCGGCTCCTGCTTGCGGTTATAGCGGTTGATCATGTCAATTCCAGCTAGCGTCGGCGTACTTGAGGTATGCGTTGGCCAGATTGACCTCGACGGTTGGATCGAGAGACTGCGTGTACATCCGATGGAAGGTTTGCGCCCGGTCATCGGAAAACCCGAGAGTCAATGTCGCGCCCTCGGTTTCCGAATTCTGGATACAATCCATCAGCCAGATGCGGTCCCGGCCATTGCCCAGGCGATTCCAGAAGATTCGTTGCTGCCCCAACCGGTCACAGTCAATTTCGAATCTCGCGTAAAACCTGCGCTGGTTCTCCACTGTCATGTGCGGCGCCAGCCGGCGTCGGATCATGGGCCATCCGTCGTCTGTCTTGTACTGCGTCGACATGATGTAGATCTTGCCGTTCTCCCAGTCGCCCCCGTAATGCTGTTCGCGAGTGCCGCCGAGAGAAACCACACAATGCACCCATACCCGGATACGGTCCCACCATTGGATCGTCTGACTCCAATAGCCTCGCTGATGCCACCATCCCGTCTGGATGTCGTAAACCCATGTCGCATTCGCTGCCGGGAAATTGATCACCCAGCACTCGTGTCCCTGATCCGATTCGGTGAACGCCACCGCATCCGAGACGTCGTCGTACTGCGCCCACATGGCTTCCACTGCCGGTGTCGAGATCACTACCGGGTTGTAGCCCGTCGCGTGATAGGCCCGGCGGGCGCCGCGGCGCACATCCTGGCCCACCCAGGCCACGCCATTGCCTAAGCGGACCACAGAGAACGGCGCCTGCACGCCGTAATGCATCACAGCTCCGGGATCCGGCGCAAACGGATTATCCGCGTTGCCTACATCCCTCCAGACTTGCGTCGATTCGAGATCCCCGAATGTATAGAGTTCCTGGTGGTCGCTGAACAAAGCCGCGACATTGTCCGGATAGTTGGCCTTCACGAAGAAGTCCAGGGGATTCCACAGATTGCCCTCATTGATTGCGGAGTAATAGACCGTCTTGGTGCGGGGGAAAGGAACCACAAAGAAATATCCATCCAGAAACGCTCCCTGGCTCGCTGTTACGTTCATTGAAGGGATAGAGCCTGTGCCCCCGGTCGCTCCGGCCGTGCCCGCATTGGGTTGCAGGATCGCATCTCCGGTCGGATTGCCGGTCGCGTCGTATACCAGTCCGGTGATGGTATACGTGCCTGGAGTCCATCCCGTGCCGCTGGTAATGGTCAGTGAGGCCCCAATCTCAGAGGGTCCGAAGACACGGGTAGGAGAGTGGACGATGAACGGCGTAACCAGCTCGAGATCGGTAAAGGAAATATTCCCCAGCCATTCGATGCCGGTGCCCAGACCGGATCCCGGCACGCCCCATGCGCTCGCGCCAATGGCTGCTCCCGAGGAATCCACACTGACGATGGGCTGCGCGATCAGATTGAATCCGGATCCTCCCGTGATCTGTACCGTTTTCCCTACGTCCGATGGATCGAAGATTCCTCCTGTAGGTGTAGTCAGCGTCTTGCCTGTGGCGTCGTCCGGATCGATCAATAGATCGGTGAGAGGATCCGAGAATTGACAGGGCACCGGCCCGTTGCCGTTGTCGAGATACGCCTGGCCGGCCGAGATGATCAACACCTGAGGCCCGTTGAAGAAGGCCTGCACCGGCCGGCCGTCATTGCCGATCGGTCCTCCCGCCGGACCTTGCCCGCTCGAGCCAGGGAATCCAGGGACTGAGCGATCGGTAAAGGTGCCGTCCTGGAAGACTTCGAAGAAATGATTCCCGGCCGCAGCGAACAAGCGGAACTCGCCAGGAAATACGCCACGCACCGGGGAGAGGGGAAGCGTAGTGAACGTCTTGAGCCCTGGCGTGCGGATCAACGAGCACCGGACGTTCTTATCCGTGAGATTCGTGCCCATGTCGTTGACGGAGATCGGATTTCTCTCCGGCAACCAGTTCATGGTCAATTCGCTGGTGATATTGGGGGATACAGAAGTATTCGACGGACCTGTAAAAGCGTCGAAACGGGGCATGACGTGGCTACAATAGAAGTGAGCCGGACGCTATCCAGCTAGGAGAACAACCCTTTGACCGAAACTCAAATATTGACCCTGACGATTGCGATCGTCTTTCCTGTGCTTGGCGTAATAGGAGCTATCGTTGCCGTGATCTACTCGAACAAACGGATTGATGACCTGGGGAAACATCTGGACGAAAAACTGGATCATGGCTTTGAGCACATGGCCCTTCTGCTCAAACTGCACGAGGCTGAGCACCACAAACCTTGATCTTCCGCGAAGTGCTACTCCGCATAAGCGGGAGCGTTTGGGGTCGCGCCCAGCATGGCAGATACGTTAAGGCTGCCAATCTCTCCCTCATGTGATCAATAAACTGAGTACCCACAGTGCCAACCCGAGGCCTGTGAGGTTTATCCGCGTCTGCACGTTTACCGCTGCGCCGATGAACGCCACCAGCGCCAATATCAGCAAGATGAGCCGTAAGCTAACCATGCGATTCCTCCTTTGGCGGCATGCCTGTGGTGTAGTCGAAGTCCGGACGATTCTCTTGCATCCGCTCTTGCAGTCGCCGCATTGCGATCACACACAGATTGAGCCTGGTGAGCGATTCTTCGATATGCTCGAGCGTGGCCCGGAATTCCTGCTCGAACGTCATAGATTCGGAATTGTGCCTGTCTCGTAGTTGAAATCTGGAGCGCCGGCACGCGAGAACGTTCCCCAGTCCGCGGTCGCAATCCGCGGCGGTAGATTATTGTTGCTCTGCAGAGCCTCTCGCGCTTTCATGGCCCGCCGCGCCAGATTCCCCGGCATCTCCGTGCCCCAGATATCCACCAACTCCTCGGCCAAGGTGAGTGTCAACGCTGCCTGATAGGCCTGCGGTGCGATGAAGTCCTGATCGAGTGACGTGAATTCTTGGAGCAGTACGTTGCCTTCAAGACGCACCCCATAGGGATAGCTGGGTACTGGCCAGAAGTACAGTTCGCCGTTAGGATAGTTCGTTTGGTAGTAAAGATCCGTGGGCACATTGCTGGTAATGGTTTTCGTGCGGTTGGCGGCCCACCATGCGTTATCCCGGATATTCATCGGCACGTCGACCGGCGGGTTGGTGGTGTCCAGAATCACGCTGCCCGATACGATCCGCGTGGGCCGCATGCCTACGCTGTCGAAGTCCGGCGCGGTGAGTCCCGGCCCGATCAATGTGGGATGGTGATTTGCAGTCAGCTTATAGGCCGTAAATGTGGTGGTCCACGCATAGCAGTCCCTGGCTGCCCAATAGTTGATCTGTTGGTTGAGGAAGATGAGGCCGTCCTGCAGTTCGTTGTCGCTATTGAGCGCTTGCGGCCGTTTCAAGACCCTGGATTCGCGGAAAGAGATGTAGAGAAGATCACGGCATTTCATATTAGTAGAAGGCGTTGCTGAGTGCTCTCGAGGGTGGGGCGCCGCCAGGATTCTTCAGCATGTAATAGGCGATAGCGGTAGAATCGATCTCCCCAAAGATGCCGATATCGTCCACCCCGCCGCTGGCTCCCAGATCCGTTACGGAAAAGAAATCCTGCATTTGCCAGGAAGGCCAGTAATCGAAGAACAGAGTGGGCGTGCTCCATGTTGTCCCGTTGGTGCTGTTGGTCCGGTACAGTTCCTTGCTGTATGCGTAGTCGTCTCCCCATGGGCCGATTACCCAGATGAACAGCACAGTCAATTGCGTGCCGCTTGCCGATACCAGACCGATTAGATCCTGATCGTTGCCGGAACCGTCCGGTGCGAAGTCCGGACTGGGCGCATCCGCAATAAAGACTTCGGTGAACGATGTGGGCAGCGATGCGGGACTGCCCACCTTGGCGTTGTATGACGTGCCCCGTAACATCCATACGTAGACTGAGCCGCCGAAAAATGTTAAGGGCAGGCCGAGGGCCAAATCGACCCGCCGGTCCACCATCGTGTCCAGAGTCGTTATGGCGCCGAGCGTAAGATCCGCTTGCAGCACGCGATGATAAAAGCCTATCGGTGGATTGAATGCCGTGTCGGAGTGCGAGTACAGCACGTGGATATTCTGACTGGCTGTTTCGATCGCCGCGCCCCGGAACTCGTTGCTGCCTCCACTCGTCACGTTGTCCGCAACGAGCACGGGCGCAGACCATGTCGAGCCGTTCCAGCGGCTGTACATCGTTCGCTGGTCGCTGGTCCCTAACAGACCGGCAAAAAAAAGAACCCGGTCTCCATTCGCCTTGTTGACCAGACCGGCTGTACTCATGCGTGCAGGGGGCCCGCTGGCTGCATACTCCGCGCCCCACAGGTTGGTTGCCGTATCGAAGTCTCTCAGCCTTAGGACCGCGGTCGAGGAAGTACCCAGTACATACGCCACGGTGATGATGCCGCTCGCCGGATCGAACGCAGCACGCGGACGGTTGTAAGCGCCCAACAGAGTGTTGGCTGGATCCATCTGCTGCCAACTCTGCCCGTCGTCCATTGATCGCCATACGTTTGCCGCTGAAGCTGCGTTGGCCCAGAGAAACGCATAGAGTGCCGCCCCTACCTTCCAGGGACCGTAGTGGTTGCCGTGCGGAGACATAGAAAAGCCGGGATTGCTTGTTGAATCCACCTCCGGCAATTCGACCTGAAAGTAAAAGTCCGGCATTCACTAGGTAGTTCTCTGCGCTGGAGGTGAAGTAGGGCCAGGTCCCTGCGGAGGAGGAGCCGGAGCATCGAACAGCTCCGCATTCAATTGCTGAATGACGGATTTCGCCTGCGCCTCAGCTTCCGCCAAGTCAGGCGTCAAAGGCCGCTGGAACGCGATACACAGGTCCTTTGCCGCTATCTTGAGGATCGCTTCGTAATACCCGGGCGCCAGATCTATGTTGCCGGTCTCGTTAGGTAATTGCGGAATCGCCTCGAACGTCCACAGGATTGCATTGCCGGCCGCCGGCATCGGCGTTACCCAGATGTTGCCCGCGGGAAATCCGTTGTCGTAGAACAAATCCTCGATGTAGATCCCCGTGCGCGTCTTATCCGGGATGGCGGCCCACCGGTCAGCAGTAGGCAGGTTGCACTCCTTCTCTACGCCATTGGCAGCTACTACCGATGCGCTCTTGATCTTGATCGGTCTATTGGTCGCATTCCAGTTCAAACCGGGACCAAACGTGTAATTTGGCTGGCCGCTCAACGGATAGGCAGCCCGCTTCATCCCGATCATGGACAGCTTTTCCGCAGACATGGAATCGAGTTTGCGGTTGATGGCGCGGAACGCGAGCGACATGTCGTCCGTGTTGGGCGTCTGACCTTGCGCGTATGCCCCCACATATACGAGCGAATCGGTGAGTAGGGTCGGAATGGAAACATTCATCAGAGAATCCCCGCTCTGATGGCAATCGTGCCGGTCTGATCGGTGATGACGCCCAGACCTTGCGTGCCGGTCACGTCGACCTGATTGTCCGACATGTTGGGCGGCAGAGTGAGGCTGGACGGATCTCCCACAGTAGGATCGCCGTCTGCCTTGTAATACAGGGTTCCGGGGCCAAGATTGAGAATGTTCATGTAGTAGTGGCCCGACACCGCAGCCACCAGCCGCAGTGGTGTATTCGCCGTCAAAGAGACGGTGTTATAGCCGGATAGTACGAATTGTGCGGTTGCCATAGAAGTTAAGCCTCAAGCACTGCGAGGGTTTTTTATATGCCATAGCTCTCCTTCTTATCTATAGGAAAGAAATGATCATACCCTGCATGCCGATATTCAAAGTGAATGCCGTAGCGGGCGCGCCAGATACCACAAGCTGAAAACGAATTTCGTTGAGAATAGCTGGATCATAGTGAAAGATACGGGAGCTTCCGGGACTGCTGGCCCCGCCCCGGTAGAGGCTATCGGGTGCGGTAAAAGCAGCTCCAGGCAGGTTGGAGCAAGTGACCCATGCTGTCCCATCCCAGACCTGACAGCTATAGCTCCCACTTGGCGTTCCGGTAGTTCCTAGATTTGTGCCGAAGAATGTTCCGTAACCGCTGCTCTGGATGATCCAGTTAAATACCTGATTGGGCAACGCGCTGGCCGGAATGATATAGGAAGCCACTACCGCGCCGCTGGACTCGGTGCCGAGAATATTCATCGGCGGCGTTCCCGTGAAAGTGAAAAGCGTTGTGTTGCTTGTGGCCCATTGGGTAGCGTAATCGACGTCGCTGGCCTTGACCATGATCTCCCCGGTGGTGCCGCCCGCCGCCACGCCCGGTCCCGGAGGGCCTGCTGGTCCCGGTGCGCCGCCTCCACCTCCACCAAATCCACCGCCGCCAAACCCAGTCATGATTTCTTCTTAACCGGTTCGGGTGCCGGACTCGAAGGTGTCGATGTCTTCTGCGTTTGGCTCAATTCCCCGAGTTTGGCTAGAGCCTTGGCAGCTTTGGCCAGCAGAGCCTGCAATTGCGTTACTTCTTCCTGCGTCAACGCATCGGGCGATACCGGCGGCAGAGGCTCTTCGACGAACCCTTCTTTGGCGAGCTTGTCCTTTTCCTCCTGATCGCGAGCTGATTTGCTTATCCTCGTCTCGTGGTTATAAAGCAGCATCGGAAATTCCGGATGCTCTACAGTAAATACGGGTTGTTCCGTGGTTGCCATTTATGCTCTCCTTTTCTTCACTAACTTGTTGTCGATCTCCTGGGCCTCCAGGCGTTCCTCTGCGCTCAACTCGACTTCGGTAGCCGCCGGCGGCACTGGATCCTCGCTCCAACCCTCGGTCAGCAGTCTTTGCCGCTCGTCGTAATTGCGAGCCGATCGCGTAGTGCCGAGATCGTGGTGGTACATCAGGAATGGATATTCGCGGAATACGTAGGGAGGAACCGGCGGCTTGTTCAGATCGAAGGTCTTCATCCCGCCGGCTTCTTTCTGGTCGAGTTTATCGAGTGCCCGCCGTAATGCGATGCGTTCCTCGTAAGAAAGATCTGTAGTAGGCGTCATGGGTTCCTTTTCCGCCAGGCCATACACTTCCTTCATGGCCTCGCGTTGCTGTTGCGGCGTCAGATTGCTGGGCCGCGCCAAATGTTCATTGATGGGCATATGCGCTGAATACGGAGGACTGGAAGCCCACACAGAGAAAAGCCTGCCAGTCCTCCCAGTTCGCGATGAGCAAAATTCAGAACGGGCCTGCGGCTCCGGCGTATAGGGTGTACGCTACCTGTCCCGGAGTTACGTTGGTGAATACTACCGTATAGGTGCGCGTGTTGAGCTGCGCCACGCTGGTGGCCGCGGGATTGAGCGTGACCCCGGTGCCGGCCGCCAGGGTGATAGCGTTAGCTGCGCCGGAGGTATTGCGCAATTCGAATTGGAACGAGGTTCCCACCATGACTCCCTGGATCTGTGCGGCCAGCGATGATGCGCTAGGAAGCGTATCGGTGCGCGCGCCGCCATTGGTGTCCCGCAGAATCATTCCTCCCTGAAGTTGCTGCGGAGTGTAGGTTACGTTGCCCGCGGTGTTGATCACCGTGGGAACGATCATCGGATAGACCAGCGATTGGAAGCGCGGATCCTGTAACCCAAAATGTACTGAGAGTGGAGTTGTTGGTGTTGCCATCGAATTTCCTCCTTACGCTCCAAGCACCGCCACGGCGCCGTTCTGCTGATACAGGTTGCCGAATCCAATCAGCGAGTCATATCTGTTGACCTGCATGCTGCGCACCGGATCCCAGGCGATTACCTTGCGCAGGGCAATGCCCGATTCCGGATCCTGCTGCTGGGCCGAAGACTCGACCGCTTTGGGCAAATACAGCTTGCCGCCTACTAAAGCGAATGCTTCTTTCGAAAGCGCCAGACCTACCGTCCCGGTCTTTCCGTTGGGGCTCGAGGTTCCGGGCCAGAGTGTCAACGCTGCGTTGTTCTGCGGCAGAGCGTCCACATTCGCATATTGCGATCCAGGCCCATAGATGGGGGGCAGAATCGGGATCGTATCCGAGCCGCCGGTTAAAACCATCTGGCTGGCGCTGGCATAGGTGAACGTACGCAAGGTTGCCGGACCCGCCGATCGCCGGGTCATCGGGTTGACCATGTTTACCGCTGCGATGTTGAATTTGTCGCCCGGATTGATGGTGCTTCCTGCTGTCCCAGTGATGACGAGTTGGCCGCCGGACTGATTGCTTCCCACAACCGTCACAGCCCCAGTCCAGGTTCCCGCGGTCTGCGTATACAGCGAATTCGATTCGTAGAAATCGAAGGCCGCCAGGATCCCGATGTTGCCCTGCTTCCACATGCGGGTAATCTGATCGGATGGGTTGAATACGTTGGTGATGTTACTGCCGAGCGAGACCATCATGTTGGTCGAGATCAGCATGCATCGGCGGCCTGGCATGCAGGCTTCTTTCTCGAGCAGAGCCCGTGCTTGGTAGTAGGTCTGTACGGTAGTGGGATCCGTACCGAGCACACCCACGTAGTTGCTCGCATTGATGCGCCCCCAGTTGGCGGCGCGGGAATCGATCTCCTGGGCGATCGCCGCGCCCGCGGGATGCCAGTAGTTCTCCCGCAGCTCTTCTTCTGAGCGTTCCAGTTTTACGGCACGTTCATAGTCGTCCCATTCAAATGGCACCTGGATCCACTGATCCAGGGAGACCGTGGTGGTGATGCGATTGATGCCTTGCGGCGCATACCCCATGCCGTCGACCGTCAGCAAGCGTTGCGGGAATTTGATCTGTATCGTGGAGCCTGGGGCGAATTCCTTGTTGAAGTCCTTCTCCCAGTTCCGGTTGAAATACTCGGAACAGACCAGTCTGTTCACGAGCAACCTCAGGATCTCCATCGAGACCCAGTTGGTGTTGACGAAATTGTTCTGTGGCACTTATTGCCCTCGGTAGCGCAGCAAGTCCTTGCGGTCACGATCATGCTTGAACGCACGGAAATCGCCGCTATGGGCCGCACGCTCGCTCTCATCTCCGGGAGGGGAAGCATTGCCGTTCAATTCGACGGGAGGCGCGGGTGCAGATTTTTTGACCGGTTTCTCCGGCAGGAATTTTCCGTCAGGGCCCCGCGGAGGAGCTCCGGCAGATTCGGCCTTGGGGGCTGCCTTGCCGCTGAGTTCCTCCTTGACCAGACCTTCCACGGTGAACCATTTGCGCAGGGCTTCCAGAGGATCCTTCTTCGCGAGATCGAGGAATGCGGAGAATTCCTTCGCATCCGAGCCCATCACGTACAACGCATCAACCAGAACCTCCGACCTGCCGAGAGCCGTCTTGATGGCCGGAGGGACGCCGGCATCGCTGAAAATAGTCTTGGCCGTCTCGGTGATCTTGGGCTCGGCTTCCTCGCCGTAACGTTCCCTGGCTGCATCCAGGCGCTGCTGCATCTCACGCTGGGTGGCTTCCTGACGCTGCCGCTGGGTATGCTCCTCGATGCGGGCGGCGGCTTTAAAATCCGCCAGATCCTCGAGGTACTTATCCTGTGCAGCTTCGAAGGCGTCCCAACTGTCGAATTCGTCCTGTTTGGGCTTTACCGGCCGCTTCAGGGCTTCGGGTGCGTGCGCTTCCGGTGCGGTGGACGATTCCGCCTTTACGTCCTTTTTACCGGGCGCCACGTCCTGGCGCAGTTGTTCGCGCATGGCGAGCAGCTCTCGGATTTCGCGATTCAGCTCCTCTTTACGGGTATCCGCATTGGTTCGTTCCTGCCGTTTCCCTTTACCGGCTTCCGAGGCCGGGGCAGCTTTTCCTGACTCATCGTCAGCGGATGATTTGGACGGTGCCGACTCGTCCTTTGACGGCTTGGGATCACCGGGCAGCTTCCCGGTGTTTCTCCATTCGGCATAGGCCGCCGGATCCTTCGGAATCGAAAAATCCTGCGACTGTTCTGTCTGAGGAGATGGGGTATTACTGGCCGCGGGTGACGATTCCGCAGCGGGGGTTTCTACGTCTGCCATAAATTACTCCGCAGCCGGTTTGTTGGCCGCCTCTAAAGCCTGTTGCAGATATTCCTGCCGCACCATCTGCAGATCATGATCGTGCTCCTTATCGAGCAGGCTAGCCTCATGGACCTGCTCTCTCGACTGCTTGTACATCTCATCCAGCGCTGCAATGCGCTCGTTGACGATCTGCGATTTGGTTTGGACCTCGGCGGTCGCGATCTGGGCGTCGACCTTCAATTTCTCGATCAGCAGGTTGGCGTCGGTGCGCATCTTTTCGGTGAGCACCTTGTACTCGCCTTCCACTACCTTGGCCTGGCGTTCGATGGTCAGCCGCTGTACTTCTGCCTGCAGCATCTGAATCAATGCGGCTTGCTGTTGCAGTTGCCCTTGCGCCGCCTGGAGTTGTTGCAGGCTTTGATCCGGGCTGCCCTGGCTGGGCGAGATGATTTCGGCCATCTCGTCGCCCCGCGGGCCCATGTTTTTCATCTTGATGGCCAGACTCAACAGTTGCGCGGCCTGCGGAGGACTGATCGGCAGATTGGGCAATTGCCCGATCAAGGATTCAAGGAAACTGTCGACTGCTTCCCGCTGCGAGTGATAGCTGGGCCCGGTCGAGACCGATATGGCATGGTCGACCTCCTCCACCGGATACTGCACCAGATTTCCCGGATTCCGCTCGTCCGGATAAGGCTCAGACGTATTCAGCTTGAGCAGACGATAGCTGTCGTCCGGTTTGCGGACATGCATCGGCCGCTCGATGCCGTACACCGAAGGCATCCACTGATCAATCACCTTGCCGGCGAGACGCAGAGATCTGTCGTATCCGTCGATGAAGTGGAAGCTCCCAATCGCTTCCAGGTTCTCGATCCGTTCCATGGCCACGCCCGATTTTTCGTTGGACCGCTGCATCGCGGTCGGCAATGGCGTGATCCCCATGGCTGCCTGAATGGCCCGGCGGCAGGAGTCTTTGGCAATCTCGTAGCTTTGGAAATTGGGAGTGAACGGAATCCGGGTCGGTAATGGCGGAACCTGTCCCGCCGGCCAGTTCTCCGGGATATCTGATTCGAGAAAGGCATACGCCCATTTGGTGCAGTTCAGCCACATTTCCCGGTTGCTGTCGAACTGCCCCTTGTAGCCCAACCAGGGGCTCTTGGGTGACAGGCCGGCCTCTTCCATCTCCTGGGAATTCAGGTAGGCGAGCGACATTTGCGGGTCCCGCGCCAGGCGCACTAGACTGAACAGCACACGCCGGCTGGATCCTCCCTCATCCAGATAGCGCTGCAGCCCGATCATGGGAATGATCGGCAGGATGGATCCGGGCTCCGGCTCATCGCTGCGCTGCAGGATCTCTACGCCATTGGTGATGTACTGCATCACTTTCTTGACCTGCAGCGTGCGCTTTTTGCCGGCCTTCTGGCCCGCCGGCAGGCTGTCCACTACCTCCCCGCTATCCAGCAGGTAGATGGTCTTGTCCTGCAATTCGACGCGCCAGTATTCGGCCGTCAGGACGTCGTCTTCGTAGATCCAATCGCCGGCCATCTGGCCGTGTTCCCAAGTGAAATCGGTGACTTGCGCTTTCGGCCAACGCCGTTTGAATTCCTTCTTCGGAACGCGCTCGAGCACGAAACAGGCTTTGGCGTCCGACCAGTCCGGCTCCTTGCAGTTGGGATCGAACAGGACGCTGTTGGGGTTGCCAATCGGCTTGATGACGATTTCCTGATGGAATAGCGATTGATTCCTGGCCTGCAGATCGAATGGTCCGCCAGACGGTCCTGCTTCCGGCTGTGGCGGCGCATAATGATCGGAGACATATCTCCGGCTGATGCGGAAGAAGGCAAAGCTGCCCTCGACCATCTGTTGGAATGCATCGGCATAGATCGAGGGACCATCGCAGTCGGTCTCAATGGTGCGGATGATGTCCTGCCTCAGTAAGGCGCTCTGCTCGCTCGAGCCATATCCCCGCGGATCCGCCTTGATGCCGCGCTTGTTCTGCCGGACCGAGTTCACACACTGATTTACGTATTGCCCGAGTTCATCGTGATTGATGCAGGGCCGGCTGGCGTCCTCGCGAGCCTTGCGGTCCTTCGGATCCCAGGGATCCCCGCAGATGTACCGCAGATCGATATTGCGCTCCTGCCGCACCTTCTGCCAGACCGTCTCCCAGCTCTTGTAGCGATCGCGAATCTCGCACAACAGCTCGTCATCGGCATCCGAAACGCGTGATCGCGGCGTATCGGCGTAGGCGGTATCGATCATTTCTTTCTCTTGAGAGCCTTCGAGCCTTTTACGGCATGGCCCAGGGACGGGTTGGCTGCCAGTTCAGCCTTCATCTTTTCTTTCTGCTCAGGCGTTAGCGGAGATTTGGGCCCGAGGAGTTTAGTTACCTGTTTCGGTGTCCATGGCATTAGGGATCTCCTCCAGACATTTCGTACACAGATGCCTGCGCTCGATCGATTCGTCCCAGGCCCAACCCGCATTACGCCCATTGGCGATCGCATCGGCCTGGTTGCGGCCGAGGAAGATGGCAAGCGTCGCACACCGCGAACATGCGACATACAACTCGAAGGCAGCCATTTGCTGGAGAAATACCTGGGGCATCGAATACGCCTTCAGGTTGCCCTGCGTATCCATGACCAGAAGTTCGCCGGCTTCGGCCTGCTCTTTGGCTCGAATGATGTAGTCGTCTAACGGCAATGCGGCAAACCGCAGGTGCGGCCGCATGGCCTCGTACATCTCGCGCCGCAGTGCAGGCTCGCATGCCCGCAGGAGTTCGGTGAAGTGCTGATGATCCTCGACCATGCCGGCGAGATGCGCGACTGCTCCCGGTTTATCGAGCGTCGGCAGACCGCGGGTTCGCAGCACCCGGTTGATTGCATTGTCGTCCTGCGGACTCCGCGAGTTAAACATTACGCTATTCCTTAGCCAGCATCGCGTTCGCTTTTTTCCGGATCTTGGCCGCGGATGCCGGCGAGAGTTTCCCCTTGGTCACCATTTGCGTTGCCCTGGCCTTGGCGTTCGCGGCGTGAGCACGGTCCGGCATCGGGTACTTGCGCGGTCCCGGCAGACCGAACTCGATGTCCGGCAGCTCCTCACGCGCACTGGGCTTCAATAGGGCCATAATGAGAACCTCCTTTTCGGGGTGATTGCTTGTGTTGGTATCGGAGACGATGTTGGGAACACCGGAATATCCACATCTCCCCAACCGTTGTGGCTTTGCTGCCCGCACTTTTCACTGTCCAACCGGCTTCATGTAACTGAGCCAAAGCTTCGTTTTCCGTCGGCGCCCAGAAAAAAGCATTTGCACCGCATCCGCGGCAAATAGCCCAAATCTCCCATTTGTCGCTACCACATCCGGTACACCATAAGTACAGTTGCCTCCCCGCTGGAGCCTCAAATCCCGCACGGTGAAACTCTTCGTACATCTTCTGCTGGCGATCAGGGTTCATGCAGTTACAAGGCATCGAAGTTGCTCGCTATCCTCCTCTCAGCTCTTTGGCTCGCTGGGTGATCCTGGCCAGCTTGCGTCGATTCTTTTCGCTGAGTTTGAATCGTGGCTTGCCGGCGGCTCTTTCCGTGCTTGAGGCGAAATGCCGCCTCAGGAAGTCTGCAAAATCCTGAGGCGGCTTCTCGTTAGGCATTTTATTTGGGCATCGGCTGCGGAGGATTGGTGGAGGGAGGAGGAACGTGATACCAGTGGATCTTCCACCCTCCTTCTCCGATTACCAGGATGGCTACGTACTTTCCTGATAGTTCCGGAGCCAATGGAGGGTAGACCTCTCCAGGCGGCACTACGATTGGGTTTTCCGGTTCCGGCTCGATGTAGATCGGATGCGATGGATGTTCCGGAAAAGCGATTTGTGGAGGGACCGGCAGAGGCTGTACGGGCACTCCCGGTTTCGGCCAGATCCCCGGCAGAGGCGGCAGGGCTATCGGCGGAACCGGCCGGCCAGTGCCAGGAAGGCCCTGGTCCGGATACCCTCCATCTTCGCCACCAGGCAAGCTGTTATCGGGCGCTTCACCACCACCCGGCAAGCTGTTATCGGGGCGGCCGCCCCGGAGAAATCGAATGAACGCAAATGGCATCGTTTATTTCCTTTTCATCAAGTTGTTTGCTGGTTTGTTTCTTGGCGCGGTTAGTCCGCGGAATCACTATGCCGGCGCCAAATCGGGCGTTCGACACGAAGCCTCGCCCACATGCCGAGCCCCACTCTTCCATAGGCCAGATTCCTGTCTCAGGATCGATGTGCTTGTCCGGCCGGTTGGGATCCTGCTCCATGAAATGCTTCCTCTGCAATGAGATCCCGCGCCCCGAGGCACTGTCGACCCAGCAGCGTGGTCATTGGAAGATCGAGTTCATCCGCCGGGAAGGCAGGCTCTTCCGGTGAGCCACCCTCTGTGTTAGCTCCAGGCACTCGCATACTGCTTTTGCCGCTGCTCTTCCCTGTCGCGTTCTTTCTGCGGCTGGCGGATACTGACCGCCATCGTCCGAAACGCATCGGCCGGATGAGATGAAACATCGTGCAAGGGCTCACGCGTCGGCCCTTCGAAACTCTTCATCTCTCCATAGCGGTACATGCGAAGCGAACGCAATCCGGCTGCAGTATGCTCCTCATCGAAGTAGCACAAGGGCAGAATCGTGCGGACCATGTTGATGCCGTCTACAACCGGCAGCTTCGGCGCCACCCGGACCTTGCGTCCCGCGGCCTTCATCAACTCTGCGATCGACTTACCGGTCCCGAGCTGCCCCAGGCCTCCGTCCCAAGGCAGATGGTCCGTGCCCCACATGTATGGACGCCGCTGCAACGATGCGATGTAATCCGATATCGGCAGCCGGACGCCGGCCTCGTAATCGATGATCCGCAGTTCCATCGGGAAAAACTGGAACATCCAGATACTGACCATGTCCCCGAATCCCAGATCCCAGGCTGTATCTACCGGCTTTGAAGGATCATATGGGACGCGCCGGATACGCCCTTCCACGTCGACCGCCCGCAATTCGTTGGCGTAGATGGCATTGGCCAGTGTGTTGATGCAGCAGCCTTCCCAGATGTGGTTGTACTCATCGATGTTCAGCCGCCGCGCGTTCTCTAGCTGGGCTTTCAGTCCGGGCGGGAACCAGGGATTGTCGCGCCAGGTCAGCTTGACCACTGCGGCGCCGTCAGGCGGATGGACGACGAATCGCTGGTAAGTGTCGTCGCCCTCCAAATCCGGATTGAAGCTTACCCACAGCTCGCAATTCGGCACGCGGAACAACGTGGGGATCAATTTGTCCCAGGAAGCTTTGGTCACCACCTGCGCCTCTTCCACCCAGCAGATGTTGATGGCCTCCATGGACTTGATGTTGTCCACGTTATGCTTGAGCCCGGCGAAAAGGATCTCCGTGCCATTGGAGCCGTAAATGGCGCTCTTCTCGATCCGGTAGAAGGCGTCCAGTTCCAGAGCCTTGATCTGCTCCTCCAGGAGCTGATGGACCGAGTCCCGGATGGACTTCATGGTCTCGCGGGCGCACAGGATCCTGAGTTTTGCTTGGGTACCGAGAATCAATAGCGCCCGGGCGAAGTTCCAGGACTTCGCTGCCCCGCGGCCGCCATACGCCACCTTGTACGCAGCTTTGCTGAAGAGAAAATTCAGGCTCTCCGGGAAGTGGGCCCTGGTGGCTAATTCAGGAGACATCATTTAGACATGTCTCAGACGTCTGACTGATGGTCTGATTTGACGAAAACGACCTCGATTTTGGCTTGTACCGGTGAGCCGGCGGGACCGGTAATCTCCGTCTTCGACCCGTATACCTGCGGCTTTAGTCCCCTCAGTAAGAGCTGCATTAATCCGCCATCAAACCGGCGCACCGTGCCACATTGCTCACCCTGGTAGAACACCGGCTCGAGCCAACCATCGGTAGCTCGCTCGATCGCCATGGCCTCCAGGTAATCCGCGGCCCATTCTTTCGCCCTGGCGAATGCCTTGGCATAGTTCGGCCGGGTTTCCTTCCAGTCGTAGTGCGTGCGGCGGGCGATCTGAGCCCGCCTGGAGGCCCACAAGATATTGCAACTCTCCGCATACGCGCTCAGAAACTCATCCATCCGCTGCTGGGTGGTTCGATTGTCGGGTTGCTTTTTCTTCCCGGTCTTCTTGGTCTTACCGGTCTTCTTCGGCTTGCTGTCTTTTCGTTTTTTGGGAGCCACTAAAGGGAGGATATTTACCAATTGGGGAACCGTTGCCCCAGTGACCTTAACTGGGAAGAGAAGGCCAACTGATTCAACGATCCCCCACCGGGTGCTGCTCAGTTTCACGCGCCGGCAGCACTCTCTTGAAAGCCCAGACATGGGGGGGATTGGTATCCGTTTCCCAGTTATACGTAAGCTTCAATGAATTGCTATTGTGTGACTGGAGTCGCGAATCATCCCCGGATTCGAGAAGGTGGATCTCAACAATTGCCTGGGTTTTCCGTTTTCTGACTACCTGGGCGTTGCGGGAGGCGGCCAGACACTCTGCGCGGGCCTGGTCCGCCACCTCGATGCACCGCGAGCCCGCAAAAATGGGCACACGACCGTCCGTATGGTTGAACACATAGAACTCCTGCGATTACTACGCGCCGGAGTAATTTGAGTCCCCCCGCGGAACGGTTAGGCGGCAGGCGAGGCTGCGGCGGATTTCACCCTCACCACCCGGAGGTGTCGAGGGCCGATGTGTGATTGTACGGTATACAACCCATCACCGTCTTCGGGATCAGGTAAAGACTTCAGAAAAATATGAGCTTTGGCGAGGAAGTCTTTCTGACCCCATAACTTAAATAATTTCCTTTTGCCCGGTTCCGTTACTGTACGCAACCGGTCCCTTGCCGATATTAAGATATCGCAACCCGCGCCGGAAAGCGTAAGTTCTTCGTCCCCAGCAATTCCTGGATGCCAGTCCAGAATGATCTGCCGGAGTTTTTCGTACCGAAGCAATTTAGGTTTGAAATCCGCTACTTCCCGGTCGAGTTGTATGTACTCGTCCAGGAGCTTCTTGCGCTGATTCCATTGGCCACCGGCGAGTTGAGGCTTTCCTTTTAGGGCCATAGCGAATAAGTCGGGAATTGTCCTGATCTCTTAGCAAAAGGGATCAGACTTAACCAGCGACTATAACAGGACTCCATGATTCTACAGTGGTTGTAGCACGAACTAAAGCGGGAATAACAACAATGAAAAAAGAGGTTTCCGCGGACCTAGGTGGGGGATAGAATAATTCACGGACGCAGCGAACGATGATCGAGACGGAAAATCAGCCAGAGAGCCGTTGAACGAGGTTTACCGTAGAGGCTCGCCAAAGCCACCCCTCTTCCCAACGGCATCCCTGGCGACAACCACTTGAGCATCCTTCAAAGCGTTTAGGGCCGAGCAAGCCATTAAGCCGGAAAGGATGCAACCATGTTGCAAAGACATCGTATCATCGCGGTCTCCAGCATTACAAGATTTCCAGAGTACCGGAAAACGTCTTCAAGTACCTGCCAATCCCACCGAAATTATACACAGGTTGCAATCCGTGAAGACAAGTGTCATAGTCTTAATGATTTGGGGGCTGCGGGCCGGTCCACTGTCTTGGTGGAATGCAACCCGGACCGCACCCCCAGACGCCCCAGTTGCATGGGGATTTTCCCTACATTATCGGCAAATGGGCAAGAAAAAGGCCGCCTTTCAGCGGCCTTTCTGGAGTTGAATACGAACCTAAACGAGAAAACGAAACCGCCTCCGCAGCGTCAGCGATCTTCTGATTCCTACATCTGTCAAATGTAAGGACCAAGGGACCGCACAGAGACGGGCACCACAGTTCCTAGGGCTTTAAAGGTGACATACCAAGGAGCACAGGAGTATGGGCAGCTTTATTATCACTTGCCCACGCTCCTGAATCAACAGGAGTTTTATGACGGGCCAATCTCAGCAAATCCAAACTCCACCGAAATTAAATTCGCTCGAGCCAATTCCTGTGTTACGGCCGCCTTCCGACTGGAAGGCTCCAGGCTATATCCGGATCGACCGTGATCATCTATACGCCCTGGCGCGACGTTGCTCCGGCCAGATGCTCGCCATGGCCCTGCTGATTGAGGACCGGAGCCGCTCCTTTCCGGGTTCGCCGGAATGGGCGGAAATCTCCAACCAGGAATGGAGAGCCTTGACCGGATCTTCCGACCGGGCGAACGAACTAAACCTCAAGCGTCTGGAATCCAGCGGTATCATGGCCCGCCAATCGGATAAGCGAGGGCACCGCGGCGGATACCGGCTCCGTTATGAAAACTTCGAGTCCTCCCCACTGCCGGCGCCACGAACGCATGAGTGTAAACCACGAGGCTCTACCGCGGAACTCCGCGAGCAAATGCCTGTTGCTGCTCTATATAGCGAGCGAGCGAAATTAATTTCGGTCGAGACGGCGGATGGTCGAGCGAATTTAATTTCGCTCGACGCGAATTCCGATGCGGTCAAACAGGCGATGAATTGCGCTCAACCGGGTGGCTGTCCTTTACTTTCTTTAGCAGGTAACAGTGGTATCAGTCAGTCAGTCTCCAGCGAAAGAGAACCACCTAGACCGACTGACACTTCTCCTCCCCACGAACCAGAACCGGATGATGGGCTGGATGCACTCATTGAGAGGGTGGCGCAAAAAATCCGGCCAAAGAACGCCGACATACCTGCTGAACAGCCGGGGCCTAAACTGCGCCCCATGATTCGCATCGCACTCGCCCGTACTCCCCTGCATCGTCTGGAATATCTGGCACAGCAACGCATGAAGCCGGGGGACTCTCTCGGCCTTTTGATCAAACTCGCAGAAGAAGCCAATCAGGTTTTCAATCAACAACAACGGCAGATCGAACTTGCCGAACAATCCACAGAGCAGAAGAAAATCGAAGGCTGGAAGGAATTGATCGATAGCAACGCTGAGACGCCGGAAGCCAAAAAGATCGCGCGAGAATGCTTACGAAACCGGGGAATCGAGTATCCTTTCCTGGAATGAGCCGGAATACGATGGATAACCATATTCGGGACGCTGAATTAATCGGAATGTTTGCGGACGCAATTAAGCAGGATGGAATAGTAACCGTGTTGGCCTGTCTCTGTGATGGAATGAATGTTGTCAGTGTGCTGCGCTCCGCTGGCGAACCCACAGACAGGCGAATGATAATCGCTCATTACTTGTTGCTCGAAACCCTAAGCAAAATCGAGAACGCAGCATGAGTGCAATTGATTCCTGCCCTGCCTGCGTTGAGAAACGCCTTCATACCGGTGCGGATTGGGATTTCCATCCTTTCGCCGGCCACGGCTATCAGGCAGGGACCGGCTGGACGCATCCCGATTTGCGAGTACAGTATGAAGAGTCTGATTCGCCTCAACCCGCCGGGACTGGAACCTCGCTAAATCTCGGGGGAGGTGAGTGATGTTGTGGTCCCGGCAATGCCTCCCATAAAGCCAATTCATTTGTTCCGGGGTGCTCCCAGCGTCCGCTCTTGGTCGAAGTATCAGGAGACGGTCCAGTCTTGGACGCTCTGTGGAATACCGCGTAACAATGCCGCGCGGCTCGCTGAGGCCACCGAAGACCCCTCCGAGGTACTTTGCCCTTACTGCCGGCAATTGATGCGTCCTACGGGCGTACGCCGGGCCAAGGAAGCCACAGCCTTATGATCCTGCTGGTAAATCCTCCCGTCGAACGTCTCCACTGGATATGCCCGTGCTGCGGTTTAGAGCACGATCCTGGGGCTCATGACCTCGAGAGATGCTCGTGGGCCTTCCATCAGCTTCTCGTTGATACAATCGCCTCTGATGACGCCCTACGGCTATCGGTGGCGAGCACAGGCCAGGCCGCGGATCCTCGAACGTGATCGGTACTGCGTGGAAGAGGCCGGTTGATGAGCATTAACAATTTCGACGTCATGAAGGCGATGTGTGAGGCAAATGGAAAAATCCAGATCGCCCCGCTCAAAAACATCCTGAACATGCGAAAAACGAAGCGCGGCACGCTGGTGACGATCGGAATCCATGGCGACTTCTTCGGTGGCGATGTCCTGATGGGCTTGCTGGAGGGTAACTATATAGGCGGCCTGATCCTTTGCGACAAAGCAGAGTTTGAGAACACCGCGCGAGCCATTGAAGTTCAGGCAATACGAGATTCCTGATGCCGATCGTCACAACCCACCGAACGATTCGGACGACAATCTGAAGGCATACTGCAACACTTGCCATCGGCGCCATGATTACCTGACCTGGCGGGAACGAGCTCGATCTACCCGATGCGCTCGCAAGGATCGATCCAGGCCTATACTCGCTCTGGTGATGACTGCATGAATAATCCCTGCGAAACCTGCGCGTTTGGAAAAAATGGAGCCGCACTCGAAGCACACAACCAGAAAGAGAAAAGGCGTCTATGATCACCGCGGAAGAGTTCGAACGACAGTACGCTGAACGATGTTTGTTATCCAAACCACCGTTCCAGATCTGCTTTGATCTCGTCATCCATGAGGCGCAATCTCAATGCCGTCAATTCCTCCAGTTTGCAGCGTAATTCCATCAGCGAACTGACGCCAAAGCTTACGCCTACCCCTACCAGGATGCCCGCCGTCTCCTGCACCCATTTTGGAGGCATGATCTGGATCACCAGCACTGCCAGCAACCCGCTCAATGCGCCGATGCCGTAGGTTTTTATCATGCTCCGGACAGTCTACCGCACGCGTTGCTGTGCCGTGCGTTGCTGTGCCGCTTCGGCTGCCTTCCGCCAGGGCATTGGGCACTGCGCGAACTGCCGGTCGAGGCGGGTAAAAAAGAATTCGCCATTGAGCGTAGCTATCCGCAACAGGCCGCATTTTTCGCAAGTCTCAACGTTGGCATGCGGCCCGAAGGCAGTAAATATCCAGGTATGGAGCTGTGGTTCGTCGCTAGAGATCTGTGCCATCGCATTTCAGGCTAGCGCATTCCCAGGCAGGCTTGACGCCGAAACGCCCTTGAGGTTCCCCGCGCTCGCGACTTGCACGCCGAGACGACCCTCAGAGCATTCGCCCGCTGCGACCTTGAGCCGCACGAAGTCAATTGTCTCCGAACCAAACGCCGAAACGACCATTCACCCCAGGGCGAGGGGACCGAAACGATCCTGAGACTATCTACCCGCTGCGACGCGACCAGGACTTACCAATCACTATGTCGCCGAAACGACCCTGAGATTCCCTGCCCACTTTGACGATGCTTATGTAGCCGAAACGATCCTGAAACCACTCGTCCGCGCATGAACGCTCCCCGCCGAGACGACCCTAAGAGCATCCTCCGCCCGCTGCGACTCCTGACGTAGACGTGGCCAAGCTCATGGGCTAATTGCCGAAACGACCCTGAGGTTCTCTGACCCCTGCGACAAGCCGTCGATGTACGTACCGTGGTGCGTGATGTACACGCCGAAACAACCCTGAGATTCTCTGCCCGCTGCGACACTCCATGGGATACGGCGAAGTAATCGTTCGTCCGACCGAAACGACTTTGAGATCCTCCGCCCGCTGCGAGGTAATTTGCAAGTCCCAGCCGGGCCAGGCGGCACCGCCGAAACAACCCAGAGGTTCCCCGCCCGCTGCGATCTTTTGGATCTCCGATGTACCGGTCAAATCCGGCGCCGAAACAACCCAGAGGTTCCCCGCCCATTGCGACCGCGCCTCGGCATTACGCACCCGTACCTGGTACAACTCGCCGAAACAACCCCAAGGCTCTCCGCATACTGCGACATGGAGCGTAACACCCAACGCGAAAAGGTCCGCCCTCGCCGAAACAGCCCTAGGATTCTCCACATGCTGCGACTCAATGCGACTCGGCACAACCTTTTTGATGCTTTCCGTGCCGAAACAGCCCTAGGATTCTCCACATGCTGCGACGCCTCAAAGATGCCCATTCCTGCGCCCGCATCGGCTGGCCGAAACAGCCCTAGGATTCTCCACATGCTGCGACAATGTCTGCCCCACCGTGGACATGGCCTCATCGGTGCCGAAACAGCCCTAGGATTCTTCGTGCACTGCGACCAGAGCGGCTTACCAGGCCGGCGCCCTGCTTGGGCCGCCGAAACAGCCCTAGGATTCTTCGTGCACTGCGACCCGCCAGAGTTCGCAATCACTACCGGCAGCAGCGGGCGGCCGAAACAGCCCTAGGATTCTTCGTGCACTGCGACCAGTTTTCGATATTTGCGGATCCATATTTCTATCTTGCCGAAACAGCCCTAGGATTCTTCGTGCACTGCGACAGTCTGGCCGCCCAACCCATGTGTCATCATTACGATCCGGCTGGTCTTGCGAGAGGTGCCTCAAGAATCGAATTGGTCACCAGCCAACGGGCCTGCAATTTCATCGTAAAGTCATTGATCCTGCAGGCCCGCGAGCGCCTCCCGGAGGATAGACGCCATCTGGGCGCTCGCAGCAGCGCGAAATATCAAGGGTCGTCGCCAGGACGATATACACTGCGCATCGCACCTATCCCAGCCGTTTGGGTGCGCGCTTATCATCTTCGGGGCATTTTCCCGGCCGGTAAACGTGCCTGGCTCTTGGCCCCCTGCGCTTGTCGGTAGCGCTAGGATCATGATCTTAGCTTGGGTTCTCAGGCTCCGTCAACTTTTCCTCAGGTGTCAACTCTTCCTCAGGTGGTCCATGCACCGTCAGTTCGATTCCGGCCTGATCGCATTTCTGAGCGAGCAGAGCACGCAGCTTGAACCACGGCAAATCCCATTCGCCCCGTTCATTATCGTCGTATTCGATGGCAGCGAAACGGCGGCGCGAGGCATAGCCCACCAACTGCATGGTGATCTCATGCATGGCGCTGTCCATGCGGTCGCGGAACTTGCGCACGGCGGCCCGCCGGCGCGCGGCGAAGGAGGGAACGGGCCGGTTCTCGTATTTCGCATCGTCGCCCCACTCCTTGAGCCAGCGCTTGTGCTGTATGGCCCAGCGGCGAAGTTGCCGGCCGTTGTAATGCCATAGAGCCTCATCCTTCACGTTTATAGCCGTGAGCAAATTCTGTGGCGTGATGCGCACGCGTAACACACCCTGAGCCCCCTGCGGGCCCGCGGGACGGGGCAGCCACGCTACCAGCTTCACCATCAGATTCTTGCCCCGCTGATAGATCGCCGCCTCGGCGCGCACTGCTTCCCCGC